GTATTTGGGAAGAAACATTTTGTATATCGTTAATAGAAGCAATGGCTGCAGGGTTATATTGTGTAACAACTAATTATGGTGCGCTATTTGAAACCGGAGCAGAGTTTCCAATGTATATTCCATACTCTAATAATTATAAATCTTTAGCTAGAAAATTTGCACAAGGGATAGAAGTTGCCGCACAATCACTCGAGGCTCCCGGACTTCAAGATCATTTAAAAATGCAAAAAGATTATGTTAATAGATTCTATAATTGGAATGTTAAATCAATAAGTTGGACTAGATTTTTACAAGGAGCAATCAATGCAAAATAATGAACCTATTTGGTTTGGTGAAAATAAAAAAACAACTGCAAATGTAGATACTTACCAAACAGAAAAATTAGAAAAAGTAGATTCTAATGTAACTGAAATTAACATAGGGTCAAAACCAGGTTATAAAATCATGGTATGTACTCCATGTCATAGTGACGTATCCATGCACTACACTCAAGCAGTTTTAAAGTTTCAACAAGAATGTATGAAACGAAATATATTAGTTAGTTTTAGTTTATTAAAATCATCATTAGTTACACAAGGGAGAAATTTATGTGTAGCGGAATTTTTAAATCATGACGATAAATATGATTATTTACTATTCATAGATTCGGACATTTCTTTTAAACCTGAAACTATATTTAAAATGATAGACGCAGATAAAGATTTAATAGCATGTCCTTATCCAATGAAAATGTTTGAAACAGACAGGATGTGGAAGAATATAAAAGAAACAGATAGGGTCAAATCAAAAGAAGATTTATTGCCTTCAGGATATATGTACCCTATTAAACTAGGTAGTAATGAATTAATAGTAGATAAAGGGGTCATGCAAGTAACTCATGCTCCAACAGGCTGTATGTTGATTAAAAGAAATGTTATAGATAAATTGATTGCAAATCATCCTGAATTAGAGATATATCAACCCACTGTTATTAATGGTAAAGAGACTAAAAAAGAGAACTTTTATAACTTATTTGATACCTTACACGACCCAGAAACTAAACGATACTTCGGAGAAGACTTTGGATTCTGTCAAAGGTGGTCAGATATAGGGGGTAAAGTATATGTATATGTAATGGACCATATATCCCACATTGGAGACCATGAATATTGTGGCAGATTTTATGATATGTTAGAGAACCTTAAAAAGATTGACCTTTCTACAAAAATAAAATAAAATACGTACTTTCAGGTTTCATTCCCTGCTTTTTTATTATATAAACTCTTAATATATGGCGATAACTCGAATGCAAATGAAAAGACAATTATATGCAAATGGCGGAATAATGGATGTTACTCCTAGAGAAAAATTTGGTCTAGGTAGTAAACTTAAAAAATTCGTTAGAAAAATTATACCCAATGAAGTAGCAGATATTGCAGTTAAAGCTGCACCGTTTGTTGCACCTTTCAACCCGGCTCTTGCGGGAGTTATGGGAGGTCTAGGTAGTTTTGATCAAACAGGAAGTATTAGTGGAGCTTTAAAATCTGGAGCTTTAAATTATGGTGGTGGTCAATTAGCAAGATATGCAGGTGGCGCAGGTTTTCAAGGCAACCCTTTTGGAACTGGCGGTGCATTTACACCTAGTGGTTTTACTCAAGGTTTTAGTTCCCCTATAGGTACAGACACGGGTCTTGGTAAATTTTTCTCGAACCGAGGAACTGGTGAAGTTCAAGCAATTGAAGGTATAACAGCTGACGCAGAACCTGTAGCAAGTAAAGTAATAGAAAGTTCTGTTACAGCTGACGCTGTTCCTGTAGCTAGTTCACTTACTAAAGAAACAATAGTTAACAATAATCCAGGATTTATACAAACAGTTACAGAAGGTTTTAAAAATAAAGATTTTAGTCAGATAGGTAATGCTGTGCTAGATCAAAGTAAAAAATTTGGTAAGGCTATGTTTACAAAACCAGACGGTAAAGGTGGAACCATGATTGACAAAGCAGCAGTAATGGGAGCAGTAGCATTCGCTGGATCATACGCAGAAGCTTTAGCCTTAGCAAATGATGCTGGAGTAGAACTTACAGAAGAACAGTACGATGAAGCTAAAAAAACAGAAAAAAAAGAAGAGTACGCAGGTTACTTAACTAATTTCTTTGGTGGTAAAAAAGATGGTGGTAGAATAGGATTTGAAGGTGGAGCTAATGAATTAATTATGGAAAAATTAAAGGAAGATATAATGCCAGATACAAGCACTGAAGACATGATAATGATTATGACAGAAACGGGACCAAAAATGATTAAAAGATCAGACTATGAATCTATGTCAGGAATGTTTAGAGATACGACTACAAGTCTTTATGGTGATGCAGCTAGAGGAAGACCTGTCCCAGAATTCGCTAACGGTGGTAGAATAGGTAGAAAATTCGGTTCACCTGAAGAAGGTGAAAAAAGTGGTGTTATGGAAATGCTAGCTGTGGATGTAGATGCAGGTGGCGATGACGAAGAAGATATGTTAATGGCTTACACACCAGGATTTAGTTCACAAGAAAAAAGTTATTTGTTTAGAAGAATGGGAGCAAGTGGTGGCGCAGAGAGATCGTATACTATGCCTCAATTATATAGAATATTAAAAAACCCTGCAGACTACCCAGAAGACGCAGCAATATTAAAAGAAATTGCTGTTATGGGTCTTGGTAAAAAAGACGGCGGAAGAATAGGATTTAAAAATGGAACAGATGAAAGTTTAATAGAAAAACTTTTAAATAGTAAAATAGCTCAAGAAGGAAGATATGGTGCAAGTGAATTCTTTTTTGGGGACCCTATAATGTTTGGTACTCCAGATAAATTTAAAGATGGTAAAAATGATAACAGAGGTACTTTTAAACGTGATCCAAGTGACTACGATAAATTGTCTCCAGAAAAACAAGCTTACATAGAAGCTTTTTTAAATAGCGATGAAGATAATTTATATTTAAAACCTGGAAAAATTAAGTTCCCTATAAACGAGAAAATGAGAGAACATAACAAAAAAATTAGATTAGAAGATTTTAATGAAGATAGAAATCCTTTAGAACTTTTATTAGGAATAGATTATGAAAATAGAGCTAAAGGCGGAAGAATAGGATTTAAAAATGGAACAGGTGCTAACAGAGTATCAGAACTATTAATTTTAAGAGATGAAAAAATTGGTAAAGGCGAAGATGTATCAGACATTGATGCCGAGATATTTCAATTGACAGGTAAGACTTTTAGATCAGTTGGTGGAATAAGTGAAATTCCGACAGGTGAACCTAGATTAAATGCAGGTGGAGTAGCTGAGAGAGATTACAGACAAACAGGTGGATTTGTTCCAGTTGGGATTAAAGAAAGAGCTGATGATGTACCCGCTATGTTGAGTAAAAATGAATTTGTAATGACTGCTGATGCAGTAAGAGGCATTGGTAATGGCAGCGTTGAAGAAGGTTCTAGAAAATTATATAACACAATGAAACAAGCAGAAAAAGTAGGTAAAGCATAATGGCAACAGATTATACACAAACAACAAGACGAGCTCCTTTTATAGAAGCGGCTCAAGAGAATTACGTAGATTTATTAACAAAACAAGTTGGTAGAGCTCCTGGCTCTGTTGGTGTACCTACATTAGGTGAACTTGGACCACAGGTTGCAGGTCAGAATGTTTTAACTCAAGCGGCTCAACAACAAGCAGCAAGTCAAGCAGGTTTAGGTCAATTAACTTTTGGAGCAGAAGGACAAGTAACAGGTGTTGGTCAAGGTACCGGTGTTTCAGGATACCAACCTTATTTAACTCAAGCAGGTAAATACTCAGGACCACAAGCTTACCAACAATTTATGTCACCTTATCAAAAAGATATTATTGATACAACCCTTGCAGAATTTGATGTTCAAACTGCACAAGGTGTTCCTCAATTAGCAGCAAACGCTATTACTGCAGGAGCTTATGGTGGTGGAAGAGACGCTATAGCTAATGCTCAGTATGCCTCAGACGCTGCTAGAAATAGAGCACAGTTACAAGCTTCAATGTTAGGTCAAGGTTTCACTCAAGCAAATCAATTAGCAAATCAAGGTTTTGAACAACAAAGACAACTAGCATCACTACAACCAAGTTTAGTACAATCTAGTGTACAACAATTGGGTGCTGCTGGAACAGGAAACTTGGCTTACCAACAAGCTTTACTAGATGCTCAACAGCAACAAGCACAGTTAGCTTACAATGAACCTTTAAGTCGAATCCAGGCATTCGGATCAGGGATTGCAGGACAAGCAGGTGGAGTTCCAACTACTACTACCAATACAGGTTTGGGTGGTGGAACAGTTGGTCCTTTATCACAAGCATTGTCTGCAGGTTTAAGTGCTTATGGTTTGGGAAGTATATTTGGGAGTTAATAAATGAATTTTAAAAGACCATCATTTAAAAGAGGCGGATCAACTGGTATAGGTCAATTGAGTTCTAATAGACAAATGTATGCTGGTGGCGGAAACATTGGTGGCGGCGGTATTGGGGGTAGAAATCTTGGAACACGAACAGGATTTAATATTATACTGAATGAGTTTGGACTACCTTATGAAAAACCACCTTCTACTTACAAACCAAATTTTAATTTAAGAGGAGGCCCTTTTGTTCCAAAAAGTAATCTACCGATGGTTATTCCAGAAAATAAAATACCGAGTGGTGGTCTTAAAAAAGGAACTAGAGGTGCACGTTTATTAAGTCAACTTCGTGGAATAGGTATTCCATCAGCTAGTACCACAGGTATAATGGCAGCTCCTTTTGCAATACCTGCAGGTCTAGCTTACATGAACAAACCTGAAACTTTAGCTGAGAAAAAAGTAATGCAAGACTACGGTCCAATAGATGAAACATTTTTTGATTATGACAAATATTATGCAGATAGAAAAGAAGCTTCAAAAGTAGGAGACAAAATTAGTTTTTCTGATGCTTTATTTATGGATCCTGAAACAGGTTTATATCCTGAAATATTTGGTAGAACAAAAGATAGAAACAAACAAGCTGAAATAAAAAAACAAGCTGAAATAAAAAAACAAGAAGAAGATATAAATATTGATATGAGAGGTGATCCCGCACAATTTTCAGGGGAAGATGAATTAACAGATTTTGATGCAATTGTTAAAACAATGGTTTCAGATAAAAAAACTAAAACAGATACTGGTGAAGAAAAACCTGAACCTACTTTCGAAGATACTTACCAAACAGAATTTGACAGAATTCAAAAACTAATCGGAGAGGACAACACTAAAGGTATGACGGCTATTGCTTTATCTGAAGCAATGAACACACCTGGAACTATTGCTGACAAAGCTGCT